TGATAACATTAATAATAATTTTAACAGTATATTTAACCTCGCTTTGGTTCGCACTTAAATGGTTCGCAAAATCAAAGCATACAATTAGATTAGATTAACCATTAAAAATAAAATGATTATATTTGAAGATATCAAATTTTTATCAAGATGGGAGAAAAAGCAGAGATAATAAAAAACGGGCATGGTGGGGCTAGAGCTGGATCAGGTAAGCCTAAAAAAAAAGAAAGTGAACACGTTAATTTTATAATTAAGAAGGCAATTAGATTGCTTTACAGTAAAGAAACTGATGAAGAAGCACAAGTGGAATTTATTAAAGACTTTGCTCAGACACCAAGAGGGCAACAGTATATTGCAGAGAAGTTGTATGGAAAAGCCCCTCAAATAATAGAACAAGAAGGAGCTATGTTTATTCAAACGCCATTAATCGAGTTTATAAGTGAAGATAAAAATAAGCGATAAATATCAACCATTATTCCAACGGCCTAATGGTGTAGATACTTACATTGTTACAGGTGGCCGTTTTAGTTCTAAGTCTTATACAGTTGCTATAGCAGCTGTTAATTGGGCTGCAAGGTTAAACCATCGTATCTTATACGGTAGATATACTAATGTATCTGGTAAGGATTCCACATTTCCAGAAGTAGAAGAAAAGATAAAATTATTAGGATGGGATGCCGCTTTTAACATTACTATAAATAGAATAGAATCAACACAAAACGATTCTAAAATAGTATTCAAAGGTTTTAAAACAGGATCAAATACCCAGACAGCATCTTTAAAGTCCTTAAAAGATTTCAGTACTTTAATAGTTGAAGAAGCTGAAGAAATACCAGACTATGATACCTACGAAAAGGTAAGCCTATCCATTAGGGGAAACGATAGCCAATCACAAGAACCAAACATAAAAGTATTAATACTAAATCCTGTAACTAAAGAGCATTGGATATTTAAAGAGTTCTTCGAATCAAAAGGCGTTGAAGCTGGTTTTAATGGTGTAAAAGATAATGTTTGTTATATTCATACATCTTATTTAGATTGCCTGGACTTTGTACCGGATGATATTGTTAGGGCTTTCGAGAACATGAAAATCAATAAACCCAAAAGATACGATCATATTGTAATGGGTGGGTGGCTAAATAAGGCTGAAGGTTGTGTTATTGAAGATTGGAAAATTGGAGAATTTGACGAATCATTACCTTCAGTTTATGGTATGGATTTCGGTTATGTTAATGACCCAACTACATTAGTTAAAATAGCAACAAATGATAATAATATTTATACCGACTTAAAACTTTATAAAAAGGGAATGAGTACAGATGATATTATCACCTTTCTTAACAACAATGTAAATAGAGAAGATTTGATATTAGCAGATTGTGCTGAACCAAGATTGATTGAAGAACTTCGTTATGCTGGTTTTAATGTTGTTGCTTGTCGTAAAGGTAAAGATAGTATAAAAAACGGTTTAGCACGTTTAAATGAAAAGACAATCATTTGTAAAGAAGAAGATATTGAACTTCATAAAGAATTAAACAACTATGTTTGGAATGATAAAAAGAGTAATACACCTATTGACAATTGGAATCATATTATTGATGCACTTCGTTATGGATATGATGAGTTGGTTCAAGATAATGATTTTTACTTTGTATAATGCCAATATCAAATAAATAATAATTACTTTTGTAAGTAACAAATTAATTGCTAATTAAGTTTAGTCCTAATTTTATTGAATGAGTATAATAGATAAGTTATTTAATTTAAAGAATACAAATGATGTAATAACATTATTTGAAAAGTTTACAACTAATAACGGTAACCTAACTAAATTAATTGAAAAAAGCTACGAATCTAATGTTGATGCCTATTCAGTTATTAAAAAAATAGTAGATGTTTATTCAAGTGCTAAATGGATAGTTGAACAAAAAATAGACGGTGAATGGGAAGAAGTATTAGATACTACCGTTCATAATCTAATGGATAATCCAAACATGGCCAAAGGTTATACCTGGAAAGACATAGACGAACAACTATCAACCTACTTACTTACTTCTGGAAACTCTTATACCTTAGGAACTGAACTAAATGGTAAGATTGAAGAAATTGATATACTACCAAGCAATCATATAGAAATAAGTTCAAACAATGACTTCTTTTTGCCTAACCTTAAATATACATTTGAGATAGGGAAAACAAAAAGATATTATGATGTTGATCAGTTAGAACATATTAAACTATTCAATCCATCTTATCAATCAGTAGAAGAATCTTATAAAGGGCTATCTGTTTTCCAAGTAGCTGCAAATGTTATTCAAGTAGGAAACGACAAATGGGATGCACAAGCTCACTTACTACAAAATAGAGGTATGGCAGGAATGTTGAGCGATCAATCAGATAGACCAATGACAGCTCCAGAAGCTAAACAGGCTCAAATATCATTAAACAAAAGAATATCAGGAACAGAAAAATATGGTGGTGTTGGAATTACCAACAAAAACTTAAAGTATATTCCGATGGCTATGAGTGCTACTGATTTACAAATAGTAGAAAGTGGTGTAATAACTCTTAGGGCTATGTGTAATGTATTAGGATTAGATAGTTCACTGTTTAATGATCCAGCAAATAAGACTTTTAACAATAGATTAGAAGCCGAGAAAGCAATGTATACAAACGTAATTATTCCACTATCTGAAAAGATTGCAGCAAAACATACTAAATATATTGTTAAGAATCATTATCCAGATGGTAACTATAGAATGAGAAAAGACTTTTCAAGAGTTGAAGCATTGCAATCGGATAAGAAGCAAGAAGCTGAAAAGGATAAGATAGTAATGGAGGGTATTAATATCATTCTAATGATGCCTATTGATAAGGATAGTAAGATAGCTTTATTACAAGAAAACTATGATTTAAGCGAAGAAACAATTAATGCTCTAAACAAAATAAAAGATGTACAACCTATTCAAAACTAAAAATATAGAATTATCAGTAAAGGATATTGATACAGCTGGAAGACGTGTTAAACTTATGCTATCTAAATTCAACAATATTGATTCAGATGGTGATGTAATTGTAAAGGGTGCATTTACTAAATCAATCCAAGAACGTGGGCCAGAAAGTATGAGTAACAGAAAAATAAAATTTTTACGTTACCATGACTTTGAACATCAAATTGGAATATTCAAACAAATAGAAGAATCGGCAGATGGTTTAATTGCTTATGCTGATTTAGGAAGAAGTACAAAAGGTAATGATGCTTTTTTAGATTATCAAGATGGAATAATTACAGAACATTCTATTGGATTTCAAACTATTACAGATAAGACCGAAATAAGAGAGGATGGGATTCAATTATTAAAAGAGGTTATTCTTTGGGAGGGTTCAGCTGTTACATTTGGATCTAATGCAGATACACCAATGTTAACAGTTTCAAAGGGTAATAGTGTTGAATACTTAGAGCAACTTAACCAAAAGATGTTTGGACTTACCAACGCTTTAAAGAATGGTAAAGGTACAGACGAGCGTTTAGAAGAAATTGAAATGAATTTAAGAGTATGCCAAACTAAATATAATGATGTAATAAATTCACTTATGGTAAAAGAGCCAACGAAAGTTACTCCAGAACCAAAGCCGAATGATTACAATGATTTTTATTTAAACTTAACAAAATAATTAATAATAATTTAAAAAAATAAAAATGAAAAAATTTAATTTATTCCTTGAAAGCAAAAGTATTTCAATGGAGCAATTCAAAGAAAAAAGTGCTGAAGAAATTGCTGGACTTTACAACGAGTACAACGAAAAGAATGCTGAAGTATTAGCGGAATTAGTTGCAAAAGGTCAAGAAGATAATGTTGAAGCAATCAAATCTTTGAAAGAAGAAATATCTGCAAATCACATTTTACAATCTAAGTCTTTAAACGAAACTTTAAAACAATACGGTTTACAAATTAAAAAACTTACTGAACAAGAAAAAGCTGATGGTGCTGGTGTTGTTAACTCTGTGCAAAAAGGATTAGAAGCTAATAAAGAAACTTTATTAGAAATGAAATCTAACAAAGGTGCTAGAATGAGCTTCAAAGCTGCTGGGACTATGTTAATTTCTACAAATGTATCAGGGGGTAATGTACCAGTTGAACAACGTTTATCTGGAGTTGACAATATAGCTTCAAGACAAATCAGATTATTAGATGTAGTTACAAGAGGTACAGCTGAATCAAATGTTATTTCTTGGGTATCTCAAGCTAACAAAGATGGTGCTGCTGGTGGAACTGCAGAGGGTGTTTTAAAGAATCAAATCGACTTTGATTTAGTTGTTGTTTCTGAATCTGTAAAGAAAAGAACTGCATTCATTAAAGTATCTGAAGAAATGATCAATGATATTTCTTTTATGACTGCCGAAATTAACAACGAGTTAATGAGAGAATTATTGAAAGATGTTGAAAACCAAGTTTATCAAGGTAATAACGCTGGATCTAACTTAAACGGTATTAAAACAGTTGCTACTGCTTTCGCAGCTGGTGCTTTTGCTCTTGCAGTTGATAACGCTAACGAAGCTGATGTATTGACAGTTGCAATGAATCAAATTCAAGTAGCCGAACAAGAAGATGCAACTCACGCTTTTGTTCATCCTAACACAATTACAGCTTTGAAATTAGTAAAAGCATCTACAACTGATAGACGTTATATTGACCGTTTAGCAATGGTTGCTGGTCAACTTAGTTTAGACGGTGTTGCTTTAGTTCCTACAACTTTAGTAACGGCTGGAGAGTACTTAATTGGAAACTTCCCATCTGCTACTGTTTATGACAAAGGAGAAATTTCTATAGAAGTTGGTCGAGATTCAGATGATTTCACTAAGAACTTAGTAACTGTATTAGCTGAGTGGAGAGGTTTATGTTTAGTTAAAACTAACAAAAGACCTGCATTTATTAAAGGTGTATTTGCAACTGATAAAGCTGCTTTAGAAACTGCTTAATCTTAAACACTAATCAAACAGCCCACTATTAAATTAGTGGGCTTTTGGTGGTAAAATCTAATAACTATGGAAAATAAAAAACTTAAAAACAAAGTGATTAAGAAGGTAGAAGTTGATTTGTCTAAATTAGATGCTCAAGTTTATATTATTGCTTTAAAAGATAAGCACCTGGAAGAAGGGGCAACTTATCTTGTTACAAGAGAAACAGCAACTATCTTAATCAATAAAGGTTCTGCAAAACTAAAATAAAATGAGTATAGTAGTCAACACAGATTTTACAGGAGAATATAACATTTCAAAAAATTGTTATGACCAAATTGATTTTTATATTGAAAAGTATGAAAAGAAATATTTATTAAAACTGTTAGGTGCTGAACTATACGATTTATTTATTGCAGATTTAACTGTAAGCGATCCACAAGTACCACAAACTCAAAGATTCTTAGATATATTCAACTCATTTAATATAGATGAAAGTAGTTGTGTAGTAACTAGCGAGGGAATACGTAAGATGTTAACTCAATTGATTTACTTTCATTATGTGAGAGAAAACCAAGTGATTAATACAGCAGGTGGTACGGTATCAAATAGCGTTGAATTAGGGCTTCCTGCATCTTTTAAAGGTAATATTGTACAGGCATTTAATGAAGGTGTTGACAATAGCCATTCAATACAATGGTTCATTTGTGATAAATCAGATATTTATCCAGAAGAAAACATTCAACTTTTAGAAAATATTAGTGGGATATGAGAACGGCTGATTTATTAGATAATGTAGGCGTTGGAGTTCAGCAAATAAGTGCTTCAATCAATCTTGAACAAAGAACTGACTGGAAACTATTTATTGAATCTGATTCTTTAGATGGTGTACCTGAATTGTTTGTTGAAGAAATTGGCCAAGGTGGGAAACATTCACCAGCACCAACAACAGGATATACTATAATTTGCAACCCTAATAAAGCTGATGGTCATTTTCCTATTAATGACAATATTATTACAATAGAGAAAACTGATTTAAAAACTAATTGGTTTAGGGTAAGAATAGAACCAGGAACTAATTCGACTGGCAATGTATCAATTAAATTAGTTTATAAGACATACACATGATTTGCTACGATTTAGATAATATATTAGCATCTGAAGAAGTATTAGATGAACAGAAAGAATCTAATACTTTATTAGAAGCAATTAGATTGCTTTCATTAAATCAAGATTTATTATTAAGAGATGTAATAATGGAATTAAAAATTAATAATAGTTATTTAAGCCAATTTTTAGGTGATAAGATAACTGAATCAGATATTGAAGATTAAAAATTAACAACTAAAAATAGATGAAATGAAAATAGAAGACGGTAAAGGAAAAAATGGAGATTGCTCCGTAAGTGTTGCACAAAGATTAAACGTATCAGCAAAAACTAGAGATAGATTGTATTACGTTAGTAGAGATGACGAACAAGCATTTAACGCTGTAATGCCTACCTTTAATGCTGCTGCTGGTAACTATGCTTACTACATAAAAAATACAAGCTCATCTAAAAATATATTCCTTCATAGTATAGAGTATCATTCAGTTGAAAATGTACATTGGAAAGTGTGGCAAGTAACTGGAACGGCTGCTGGTGGTACTGAGATTATTCCTTCTAACTTAAACTTAGGTTCAGGAAGATTAGCAGAAGCTACTTGTATGGGTGGTGGTGCTACAATTACGGGTTTAACTTTAGGCCAGCAAATTGGAACTCATAGAACATCTGCTTTTGGTGAAGCTAGTATGAATTGGGGAGAAGGTTTAATTCTTGCACCTAATACTGCTATTATGGTTGAGTATGACACTGGAACAACTGGACTTTGTGAAATTGATTGCATCTTCCATTTTGAACCTGTTGGATTTAGTTAATAGATGAGTCTTGATATTAAAATAGGAGACGGAAAAGGGAAGAAGAACTTTGCTGAAGTGACTGACGATAATGAGCTTATTGTCATTGCTTCGCCTTATCCTCCCTTTGCTCCTCAGAAAGTTAGACCATTTAGGCAATACATGACTGTAGATGGAACACCAAGCGGCTCTAATGATATGGGTGTAGATGGTTCTGTAACTAATGTTGATTTTTGTATTCCAGCCGTTGATGATTTTGATAGATATATTACTTCTATTAGTATTCTAGTAGGCTATGGAACATCTACACAACCGTTTAAATTTGCAGATACTAACGCCTTAACTAATGGTTGTAAATTACATTATAATTCTTTATTTGGAGACGTAGATATTCACGAGGGTTTAAAATCTAATCAAGATATGTTTAGGTTGACTGATGACCCTATTACGTCTTTATGGGAAATTAGAGGTATAAACTCATCTAATGATTATGGTTATTTAGTTGCTTTTGATTTAAAAGTTATTGGTTCACAATACGGAATTAAATTAGACCAAGGAAGCACACAGAAACTAGTGATGACTATTAGAGATAATTGCACAGCAGCAGACTCATTTAATGTAATCACTTACGGATTTGAAAGGTTTAAATAAATTAAAAAGTACAAAAGTTTAAATAAATAATGGATTTACTACAAATAGCACAACCGATTAACGCAATTAATGACGTAACATTTACTCTTGGTGATTTAATTACTATTGGAGGTGGTGCAATTGTTACAATAACAACATTTGTAAAATTACAATATGATCAGAAATCAGAAGCAAAGGCTACATTAGTAAGGTTTGACACAATGGAAAAGGAGCAAAGAAAAGAAAATGATACTCTAAAAGAAAACTTGCTTCATGTTAC